CCCCCCCCCGTCCTTCAGCTTCGTGATGTTCTTCATCACGTCGGGGTGGAATAGCCACCGAGACCGTGCCCAGTACCCGCCCTTCAGCGAGAATTTCGCCTCGATCAGGCCGTCGAAGGCTATGGCCGTGGTGCTGTTCCCGGTCGATACGTCGCGCCCGGTCGAGATTCCGTCCGCCGAGGCGGTGAAAACGCCGAGGGGCTGCGCCGCGCCGGTCCCGGTCAGGAAGCCTTTTTCCTGGGTGATCGCGAACTTGTACGCCAGCCGCTCCCGGACCAGCTGCTCGGTGTTCAACTGCCCGGTCCGCAGCAGCTTCATCGAGACTTTCAACAGCTTGGACAGCGGGTGCGGCGTGAGCTCTCGCTTCCCGAAGTCCATCGTTGTGTCCTCGACCACCGCCTTTATCTCGGTCGTCCAGTCGGCGTCGGCGGGGTCGGCGTCTAGCGAGGCGACGCCCAGGCCCAGCGCGTCCATCACCGTGATCTTCGTCGCCAGCGGGCGCATGAACACCAGGTCGTCTATCGCCTGGATAAGCGATGCGACGAACTGCTGGGGCGCCAGCAGGTAACCGCCAGCCTCAAGGCTGTCGGCCTGGAGCGCGCGGTGCTCTTCCTGACTCAGGCCGTTCGGCCCAGAGACGAGGAAGCTCCGGAACGCTGCCATCTGGCGTTCCTCTGCCGTGGACTGGACGCCGATTCGGGACTCGGGGTCGCCGGCGTTGGGGGCTGCGTTGGGGTCCGCGTCCGCGTCAGCCTGGCCGGCGATGGTCCCCTGGGACGTGGCCAGGTCGCGCTCCTGGGCCTCGAGGTTTTCCATGCGCTCGTACCGGACCTTCAGTCCGTCGGCCTCATCGAGGAGCTGGCTGAAGCGCGTGTCTTCCTCCGTGGTGAGCTCACGATCCTCGGTGCCGGCGAGGTCAACGAGCTCCCGGCTTTGGGCGATTAGGCGAGCCCGCGCTTCCCGTAGTTCTTGGGCGTTCATGCTGGTCTCCTTCAAGTATCGGGTTCGCTGTCCGGCAAAACAAAAAGGCGCGGTGTTCTCGAAAGCCAAACGGTGGTTGGCTGTCGGTAGCTCCGCGCCTCTGTAGCGAGGTCGTGAGTCCCTACGTTATGCGATTCCCGCCGGACATCCGCGCGATCCGCCTCCGCTGAGGACCCCGACCAGTCGGGGCTGGACATCTGCGCGCGATCCGCCTCCGCTGAGGACGTTCATCGCACCTGTTCTATATTCAAAATACAGACGAACATTCGATCTGTCAAATCGTAGGGGCGAAAAATCTTTCGCCCCCCGGCGGATCGGTGCAGGGCGAGCCCTGCCTACCCGTCCGCTTCGGCGAGGCGCTGTTCTCGGACCCGCATCGCCAGGCTGCGTTGCGCGGCGGGCAGGCTTTCCCTCCAGGCCTCAAGCGCCCTCACGGCCACGTCGGTGTCGGGATACGCGGCGAACGCCACCGGGCTGATATCCAAGAGCTGGACCTTGACGAGCGTCCGGAGCGCAAACTCGTCGGGTTCCTGCGTCCACTTGTCTTCGATGGTGACGAAGCCGAAGCTCATCTCATCGACATCGCCGCGACGGATGCTGACCAGGGCGTCGTTGCCGAACCCGGTCTCGGCCACATTCATCTCAAAGGCGAGTCCCCGGTCGTCTTCGGTGAGCTTCAGCGTCTTGCTCTTGTTCCGCCCCAGAACTCGAGATGGGTCATGGTTCCACAGCGCCCTGATATCATCGCTCTTGATGGACTCGGCGAACGCGCCGGGGGCAATAGTCTCTCGGAAGTCCATAATCGGATGGCTGATCACGTCGAAAACGGCGGCGTGGCCGGTGACGATCCGACTGTCGTCATCGCCCGACGCGCGCAACTCCCCGAGGGAGAAGCTCCGGCGCTCGATATTCACGTTCCTCGTCGTCATATCATGACCTCCAGTCGTTCGTTTCTATGCGGGCTCGATGGAACAGTTGCACCCTTCATGTAGCGGCGGGTGACCAAAGCTCTGTGTCGCTTCTAGGGGGGCGGTATCACCCTCCGGGTTGACCCCCTGGCCTGGGCTCAGGAAGGTCCGTGTTATCTCCACCGTCCGCCCGTCCATCTCTTCGCAGATCGGACAGTGCCCCGCGCTCGCCCGCCAGACAAGACGCCTTATCCCTCCCGCCGCCCACGCTGCCTTCGCGATGGCCGAGCCCGCCTGGACGGATTCTCGGGCTGCCACCTTGCCAGGGCGCGTTTCCTCCCACTCCCCGAGTCTCTGGGTCACAGCCTCGGGCACCTGCTCGGGCTCCGCCTCGACAACGAGCTGGCGCAGTTGCCCGGAGGAGCTGGTCGCCATCCTGCCGGCCAAAGACTCAGCGTAGCTCCGCACAAAGTCCTCCATCTCGGGCGTCATCTCCTCATCGGCCCCGATTTCGGCGTTCGCCTCGGCGTTGATGGCCTCGGCCAGTGTCGTCAGAACCGGCAGCATCCGCCGCGTAATCGTGGCTTCATGGCCCCGATAGAACTCATCCAGCCATTCGGTAAACTCCCGGTTGCCGCCGCCGGCAGGGCCATACGCCTGTTTCACGGCGCGCGCCACCGCCTGGACCTCACCGCGGATTACCCCCTGCGCCGCCTTGCCCAGCAGCGGCACATGCGCCTTCTGAGCACGCCGACGCGAGGCGGTCGACCGTGCCTCATTCCGGGCCGCCATGGCCGGTCGAATGTTGCTCTCTGGAGCTCCGGCCGTTAGGCCATCGTCCTGGATAAACGAGTCGGCGGGGACCATGTTGAGGGGTACCATGTAGATATTCCCCTGGTCGCCTGGGAGCGGGTTTTGATTCTCCAGCTCGCGTATGTCGTTGGCACTGAGCCAGCCGTTCATACGACCCGTCGCATATGCCGTGAATCGACTCGCAATATCGCCGCGCAGCAACCCCTCGATCAGGAACTCAACGAACACTTCGGCGCGCTCGCGAGCCGGTATTAGGCTATGGTTGAAGACTTGCTCGAACCGGACCAACCACGGGCGGAGCGTGTAGATCACAAACTCCAGGCTTTGTTGCTCGATGTTGGAGAAGGTCGCGTTGTCCAGGTCCGCGATCAGGTGCGGCGGCACACGGAATATCCTGGCTATCTCCCGGACCTGGAATCCACGGGTGCCAAGGTACTGAGCATCGTCGGGCGGAATCGATGTCTGCGTCCACTTCATTCCCCTTGGCAGCACCGCTGTTCGGTGACTGTTGCCAAGCCCCTCATGCACTGCCCCGAACTGCTTACGGAAGTCGTCGCGGGCGTCCTGATTCTCGAACTCCCCATCGTACTCCAGCACGCCGCCCGCATGGGCTCCGCTTCCGAAAAACCGCGCCCCGTATTCCTCGGTCGCCAGGCCCAGACCTACCGCCTGCCGGTGCAAGGCTATCGGCGAGTACCCCCGCAGCCCGTCAAAGCTGAGACCCGGGACATGCAGCACCCTCCCCGGGGGCAACGTGAATTCCTGACCGCCGACTCGTGTCTTGTAGCGCAGCACCCTGTCCTTGCGCTCAACCCACGTCCGGTCCGGCAGCAATGGCCAGAGGGCGATGGGACGGTTGGCACGATCCAGTTCAATTTCCGCAAAGGCGTTGCCCCAGAGGATGACGTGGGACATCATGGTTTCCTTGAATGTGAACGCCGTCATCTCAGGGTTCGGGCGGTCATGCAGGATCGGGTATAACGAATGCGTCGGCACCCGTTCCTTGCCCCTGGGATCGAGACGGCGGTACACCGGCAGCGGCAGGGACGCCAGCGTCTCGCTCAAGACGCGCACGCACGCATAGACCGCCGAGAGAGTCAGCGCCTTGGACTCGTCGACGGAGACCCCGCTGTAAGTCTGGACCCCCCCGAATGCTTGCTCCAACCAGGTGTCGGGGTTCGCCAGGCTGGCCCGTCGCTCGGCCACGCCGTTTATGATGGCTGACAGGATGCCCATATCATCTCCTTGAGGGCTTTGCCAGGAAGATCGACATGGCGGCGATGCCCGTCCCAACCGCCACTACGACCAAGGCCGGGTGTACGATCCACAGCCCGACTAGCGCGAATACCAGGCCCACGATCAATCCGATATCTTCGATGCCGATCCGTCTCATACGACCAGCAGCCCTTCCCCGGAGTAGACGTTAGCGTCGTCGCGGTGACGCGTGGCCCGGTCCAGGGCCATCACCAGGCCGACGAGCCCGTCGATCCGCTCCGTGCTCTTGCTCTTGGATGGCTTGATGTTGCCTGCCGCGTCCTGTTCGGTCGCCACGTTGGAGGCCATCCAACGGAGCACCGGGTTACCGCCGTGGGCCAGCTTGTGCCCCATCACCAGGGTCTCCAGCTCTTTGGATGGCGCCGACATCGACGCGAACCCCTGCCCCATCGGCACGACGGTCAGGCCGTCGCCGTCCAACTGGGTCGTGATCTGCGCCGCCCCCCAGCGGTCAAACGCAATCTCGACGATCTTGTACTCCCGTGCCAAATCGTTAATGTCCCTGCGAATCACATCGTAGTCGATCACGTTGCCCTCGGTCGGCGTGATCCATCCGTCCCGTGCCCAGGCGTCGTACGGCACCCGGTCCCGATTCGACCTCTCCACGATCCGCTCCTCCGGCACCCAGAAGCGCATCAGCACGTCATACCAACCGTCAACGTCCGGGAACACCAGCCCAAAGGCCGCTATGTCCACCGTCGAGGCCAGGTCCAGCCCGCCAAAACACGCCAGCCCCATCAGATCGGCGGGCTCCGACTCGCTCCCGCAGGCGTTCCAATCGTCCATATCCAACCAGCGGGTCACCTGGGATGTCCATATGTTGAGGTGCAGCCGCAGAAACGTGTTCACAAACGACGGCGTACGCGTCGCCCGCTCACATTGCTCAGCCATGTAGTCCATCTTGAGCGAAACGCCGAGGTTCGGGTTGGCCTTCACCCAGGTCCGTGGATCGGTCCAGTCGTCGTCAGGCTCGGCGGCCGCGATGTAGGCGAAGAATCCGTCGTCTTCAATCGTGCCCTCCAGGACTTGGACCGCGTGCTGATGTTGCTCCCATCCGATGCTCTCGGGACGGTACACGCCGGCGGTCGTGATGGAGACGGTGAGCGGTTGGCGCCGGGCACCCATCGCCGTGGTCATCACGTCCCACACCTTACGGTCCCGGTGCGCGTGGAGCTCATCCATGATGACCCCGTGGGGATTCAGCCCGTCCAGGGTGTTATAGTCAGCACTCAGAGGCTCAAACCTGGACGCTGTACGCACGACGTTGATGTTGTTCCTGAACGTGACGCAGAACTGATTGAGCTCTGGCGATCCCTTCACCATCTCCACCGCGTCGCCCCACACGATCCTGGCCTGATCTTTCTTTGTCGCGGCGCTGTATACCTCCGCTCCGTGCTCGCCGTCCGCCACGGTAAGGTAGAGCCCCAGCCCCGCGGCCAGGGTGCTCTTGCCATTCTTCCGTGGGACTTCGATGTATGCATAGCGGAATCGCCGGGTTCCATCGGTGCGCTTCCAGCCGAACAGCGGCCGCAGGATATCGTCGCGCTGCCAGTCGGCCAACTCAAATGGCCGGCCGCCCCACTCGCCCTTGTGATGCCGCAACATCGTAAAGAACTCGACCACGCGGTCGGCAGCCTCGTCATCGAACCAAAGGCCGCGCTCGTCGGCCGTGTCGCGGTCGCTGAGCTCCCGGCCCCGCGCCAGGTGGACCAGGCGGGCCACTCGGCTAGGCGCTTCCGTGGTGACCAAATAAGAACTCCTCTGCCCTGCGCCTGGCATCGTCGGTGGGGTTCGATATGTTCAGCCGGGACCGGGTCGCCGGGGTGAGCCCGAATTCCGCCGCGAATATCCTCATGTCAGCCTTGGCGTCCCGAGCGATCCGCATCCAGGGTGACGTTTTCTGTAACCCGGTGGAGCTGGTGTATGTTTCCCCTTTTTTCCTGATCGCCTTTTCGGCCTTGACCCATAGCTGGTAACTCGCGCAGTAGGCGCCGAGAGCGGTCAGGTCCAGGACCGTCAAGAGGCCCATGTCGACGAGCGTCCTGGCGATCCGACGCCACTCAGCCTTGCCAACCCTGCCGAGATGGGTCGGCGGCTCAGGC